TTTCTCTTGTTGAATCTAGATAACTATAAGTAACTGCTCTATCAATTACATTTGAGTTGGATGTTGGATAGAACCAAGTGATCTCACCAAACAAGTTATTAATTCCACAATAAATTAATTCATTAGAAGTTGTGTTAAGATCATCAAAAACGTAATCTTCAACTAAGCAATCCATCGATTCTAATCGACCGGTGTATCTAAAGAAACCATTATCAGACATCCAGTAAGCAGCACCATCAACTTCAACGGCTGAATTCTTACCCATTAATCCACAGTTCGTTCCAACTTGCTCGTAAGCAAATGTAAATGGAGTCCCAACAAATCTCATCGTAAATAAAGAAGTATCGGTCCAAACATAAATTGCATTTCTACCTAATTTAGTTCCAACGATCCGTGATCCGGCGGCCAGCCTCTGTGTACCAGCACTATTGATTGCTGTTGGGGCATAGTCATTAATATTTTCTTGAGAAGAGAATCTGATAAACATATCATCTTGAGTTGTAGGGTCACCAATAGTTGTCTCTGTTCCAAAGAATACTAAGTGTCTATCAGGAGTCGAGACTAACATGTCCCTTGACGCTGTCGGTGCACCTGAAATAATTGTCGCTCGTGTTGCTGTTGCATTAGTCAAGTTTGAATCCCATTCAAAACATTCTCCATTAACAATTAAAGCAATTAAAGTTTGGCCTAAATTGTCCAAGGACCATTGACCGGGATCCGCTACAGAATCCGAACTTGTTGAAGCTTCTCCCCAACCTATGTAATCGGTTCCATTAGTAACAGTAGCTCCACTAGAATAAGTTGATGCAGACGTTCCTCTTTGTGCTCTAACTACTCCCGTTAATTCTGTTCCGGTAATCCCCGTGTACTTTATAAATTCTGTGCCAACTAAAATATAAGATGTTCCTGAAGTTGGAAAATCAGCTACACTTGTTAATGTAATTCCTGTTGTTTGTCCTGTGCTAGTAATCGCTGCACTTAAAGTAGTTGTTTTAGCACCGATAGCTGTTCCACCAAAAGTAGAAATACCATAACCATATACCCCTAGTTGTTGAGCCGGTCCTACCGGGTAATAATATTTAACGGATAGATCTCCGTCGGTTGCGGAAGCACTCGCGTTAGATCCCATAGTAATAGTAACTGAAGTAGCATCTACTACTGTAGTAATCATAAATGTTTTATCATCAAAATCAACAGCACTATAACCCGAGCCTGTTGGTGGTGTAACATTTTCAAGAAATAAAATATCTCCAGCAGTCATACCGCTAGTGGATGATAAAGTAATAGTAAGAATAGGTGAACCTGAAGTACAAGCTAGTTTATCTGTTAGTGCTCCAAAATCTGTTTTAATTGGATGGATGTCATAATAAACTCCACCAGTATAGACATATAAAATTCTATTAGTTCCTAGAATAGCATACTTGATTGATGTTTTATTAACCATGTGATGTAGTGCTCTTGTTGGACCACATAAACTTGTAGATCCTAATTGAGCCCAGCCACCTATCTTCTCCGGAGTACCATATCTAAAACGTACATTCTCCCCGCCAGTCCATTGAGACTCGGCTCCGGTAGATGTAACTTGTTTATTGAATCCTGGTAGAAAGCCTAATTTTTGTAGCATATAAAAACCTGTTTATTAGGTAGTATATCAGATTGTTGATAAATTCAACAGATTAAAAAAGCTCTTCCATAGTCTTATCACATATGATTTCCATGTTTATAGATATTCTTAGTTCTTCAGATTCTACATTTATAGGGTTATGCCACATCCAACCAGGAAAAATTAATAGCTGATTAGTTTTAGGTTTGTGAGTTAATATTTTACCCAGTCTATTTTTAAATTGTATTTCACCACCCTTCATTTTTTTAGGTATGTGTAGATAATAAACTGAATTAATTGTAGAAGTCATTATATGATTATGCCAGTTAACAGAAGGAATAAAATCTTGGTTGGAAGCTACAGCAAAGCAAAATGGTCTATTTAATTTTGGGTTTAAATTAAATTTTATTAAGTGTTTTTGAGCAGCTTTAACAAATTGATTATATAGGTTTTTAGTAAATGCATCTTCTTTAAGAACATAGTTATTATCCCATTCAGCTTGTTTTATTTGTTTAATTACCGATTTTCTAAGCTGGGTTTGTTGGCCATTAGAAAATGAATAAAAGTCCTCAATTCGTATAATTGGGAAATCTTTCATTATCTAGGAATCTTTTTTTCAACTCTTTTAAATCTACTTGGTAATCCTAGGTGGGGTCTTTTATCAAAAGCATTTTCTTCTGAGCCTTTAGTTGCTTTATTATTATAATGTAAAAATACCTGTGCACAATAATTCCCTGTATAAGGTTCTCTCCAATGCTCTAATAAATCTCCTCTATAAATTAACATATCACCAGGTTTTAAATCTACTTTAACACCTTTAGATTTTGAGGCTTCATATTTCCCTGTTGTTGGATTTAATTTACCTTCTTTTTCATTTGGATTTATATAAACTGGCCAAGATTTATCTCCACCTAAATTTAATGTTGTAGAAATCTCACAACTAAATCTATCTTTGTGTCTTTCTAGTATATCTTTTACTTTATAAATTCTAGCATATGAATAGTTTTCATACAATTTAATGCCTGTAACTTTCTCCATTTTAGGTTTTAATGAAGTTAATAGAGTTTCCATTAATACATCACCATAATGAGAATAAGTACCTGGAACTTGTTTATCTCTCCATGTACCCCAATCCATATTAAACTCTGATATATGTTTAGTTGTAATAAATGTTTGAGTTACTTTTCTTTTTAATAATAAATAATTTTTAAAAAGCTCAGCCATTTCTGGATTTATTGCTTTTTCAATTATAGTAAATTTATCTTTTTTCCAATTCATATTATTGATAATTAAAATTAATTACTATTTTATATTTTTGATCTGTACAAGTTGTCGCTTGATGGGTTTCATTTCCTTCAAAAAATACTATTCTGTTTTCTTTTGCTTGTACTTTTCTATCTTTAAACAATGTTAAACCATTATTAGTATTAATATATAATATAGCCGCTTTACATTTAAATTCTTGATCTGTGTGTTTATCAAACTTATAAACTTTATCTGTATTAGGAACTAAATTTGCTTTTATTCTTATAAAATATTTAGGTTTTAATATTTGTATAACTGGTTCTAATAAATTATAAGCATTAGAATTTATTTTATTATCCTCAAAAAAAGTATGAGTAAGTTGGTAATCATTCTTATGTTTTGTATATTCTTTAGGGTCTTTAGATGTTTTATTATTATTTAAATACCAAGGAAAAACATTAGAAGTTAAAGCTTCTTTTATTTTATTAAAGTTTTCTTTTTTTAAAAAGTTATCTTTTGTTTTTACCATTTTCATTTCTTAAATGTTCAGTTATTAATTTTCTAACGGCTTGTAAATTAAAATGTACAAATCTAAAATCATCTACTCCAGCATCTACAGTAAACCCGTGATCTAAGTAAGACGGGAAAAAAATCATTGTACCTGGTTTGGGTTTATATTGTATTAATGGAGAAGCCATTGAAACTTCATCTTGTTTTTTTAAAGGCAAATCAGCCATGACTTTAGCTAATCTTGGATCTTTAAAATAAGGGACAGAAGTTCTATCACTACATTTTAAAAAATAAAAACCTGATATATGATTATCATAATGTATATGTCCTTCGTGATGACCACCACCTTTTTTAGAAAATTCTTGGCACCATAATTCCGTCCACATTAATTCGTATTGAGACATATCATATCCAAAAAAATCCATTACATTCCAACTTGTTGATCCAATATATTGTTGAAATTCTTTTAATTCAGAATTATTAATCATACTTTCTGAATGATGATATAAACTAATGTCTCCAACTTTTTTCTTCCATCTTTTTTCCCTATCTTTAATCATAGGTTCATTTATTTTTTTAGATTTTTTTATATAGTTATTACAAACTTTATTAACATGATCTACCCATTCAGGTATTTCAATTGTATAAATTGGAGATTGAAAATAAATTGATGTTGTTAAATTATCTTTTTTTGCCATTTTATTTTAATGGATATCCAAGTGCCCATAGCACCAATGAATATCTGGTTCCTTTCGTTACAGGTTTAACTCTATGCCATAAATGAGAAGGAAATACAATAATACTTCCTCTCGGCTGAAAGTGTCTTTTAGTATTTAAAACTATAGTAGAATCTTTTTCTGTTCTTGGTTGAACCTCTAATTCCCCACCTTTGTAATCTTTAGGGTTAGATAATTGAACTATAGCTGAAATTTTTCTTTGTTTACCATGAAAGTTAGGGTCTCCTGGATTATTGTAAGGTGTTGGAAAAGGATCACAGTGCCATTCATAAAATTGTTTAAGTTTATATTTAGTAAATTGACAAGACTCAAAATAATCTATTTCAAAATTCCAACCTGCGTTTTGATTTGCTTGACGTATATATGGAACTATTTCATCATAAATCCAAGAATCATTTACCCAAGATATATTTGAATCTCTTTGTTTTTTTAAATCTTTTAACTCTTTTCTTGTTATATGTTTTTGAATGGCTGCTTCATTTTTTACACCAATTCTTTTTTTAACACTTTCTGCTGTGCCACCTATAGTTGCTATTTTTTCTCTTTTAGAATTGCCGTGTTGAATTAATTCATCACAGAACCTATCTCCAAGTGTACCTGTAAAATACCAATAAGCGTTTTTTAAATTCATATTAAATCTATTGCAATCGTATAACGTTTAATTTTTTTAGGTGAATAAGGTTGAGAATGTACTTTGTTTCCATCAAAAACTAATAAAGAATTTTGTGGACATTTGGGTGAAGTAATCTTGTCCCAATTATATCTTTCATCTCTGAACATAGTTCCCAAACTATCAGAATTTTGTAAAAAGTAAACAGCTGATAATTTACAGGTAGGGTGATTGTGCCAATTAATCTCATCTCCTTCACAATAATTACCCCAAGAATTTTCAATTGTCGTATTTTTAAAATATTTAGACATTGCCAAATCATAAAAATGTTTAGTTTGATCAAATGTATGTAAATCCATAAGAGTTTGTAAACCAGGACATTTTGGACTTAAATCTCTAACTTGTGTTTTAACAAAAGCAAGTAATTTTTTTCTTTCTTTTTCTGTAAGAATATTTTTATATAATTTCATTAGGTTTTTAAAAGTATATTACCCGCAATAGACATTCTAATTTTATTAGTATTATAGAAAGGGTATACAACATGCTGTAATTGTGCAGGGAATAATACTACACGCCCCTCATCTTCTTTAGTTAAAGTTAATCTATGTGTTAAATTTTTTCCTATAATAGAATTGTAATTATATTCAAATATTGAATCAACTGGTATTTTCATCCAAATATTATAAGATAATACACCACCATGTTCGTGTAGTGGTAAATATTCATTCTTTTTTTGAAAATTAACCCAAGGTGTTCTAAAAGCTAGAGGTACATCTTTATCTAAATATTTTATACCATCTAAATAACCTGGAAAAGTTTCTTTATATTTATCAATCATTTTTTTAACAAATTCAATTATACTCAATGTACTTTTTTCGGATACAAAAAAATGTTTTGATACCCCTTTTTTAGTTAGATTAGATATCGTTGTTTTTTTATTATTTTTAGATAAACATTCTTTTGATAAAGAATTATATAATTCTTTTGGTAATCTATTTTGTATAACACCAAAATTAGGTAGTGGAAGATTTTCCATTAATTATAAAAATCACAGTTAAATGATATTACTGTTTTCCTTTCATTGCTTTTATTTATTGGTGCTCTATGTAACATATATGATGGAAAAATCAAAACATTACCTTCTTCTGCTTTAACTTTTTTATCTTTAAATTCAGTAACTAATTCTTTTTTAGGTAGTTCTAAATAATATACAGCAGATAAATTACTTTCAGGATGAGTATGCCAGTCGTGTTTATCATTTTTAAAATACTGCATAAACCAACTATTATGAATTTTCCAATTATTGCAATAAAATTGTTTTGCAGTTTCATCTATAAAACTAGATATTTCTTTATAAAAAAATTTTAAATAATCTCTTTCAAAGTCTTTAGGTAAATTCCAATCTGATTTTGTAGCAAATGTTTTTTTATTTGTTTGATAAGATTCATTTGGCATTTTATCAATTAAAGATAAAAGTTTATTTTTAATTCTGTCATGCTTTCTAAATTTTATGACCCACATAATGTAGGTATATATAACTAAATATTAGTTAACTGTCAATGTTCCAGAAACAATAAACTTAGCAACAGTATGACCACAAACCGTAGATACAGTATTAGACCCTGGTGAAGCTGACATAGGATGACCTGCTGGTGATCTAACAACAACAATACCTGAACCACCTTTTGATCCATAGTGTGATCTTCCACAAGGAGCTAAATAAGTAGGAGCGCCATAGCTAGTAGGTCCGCCAGTACCGCCACCGCCACCGCCGCCTGTATTTACAGCACCGTGACATGATAAAGAAGCAGCGTTTCTTGAAGCAGCAGTTCCGCCACCACCTGCTCCACCACATCCTCCAACTAAACCAGAAACACCTCTGTCAGTTCCTGATCCTCCACCTCCAGCATAAGCTGAACATGCAACACCTGTAATTAAATTTGGAGCTCCGGCTCCTCCAGGTACTCCTGGATAACCGCTAGCTGTAGTCCCTGCAGCTGTAGCACCGCCACCACCACCTGAACCTTTGTTATCAGGATAACTTCCACCTCCACCTGCGTTTCCTTCTGGTGGAGAGAATCCTCCAATGTTTCCAGAACCTCCTGGTTGTTTAGCAGAAATTGCAGAAGCATAGCCTCCAGAACCTGAACCTCCAGGTCCGCCTCTTTCTCCATTGTTGGCATTCCATGGATTTCCGCAAGATGCATTTAAAGGAACAGCACCTCCAGATGAAGTAATATAACTACTAAAACTTGATGGGTTACCATAACCCGGGCCATCTAAAGATGGGGGTGATGCTAAAATTTCATAAGCAGTTCCAGCTGCAGAAGCTCCTCCTGCTCCGATTGTAATTGTATAAGCTGATGAAGAACATAAAACAACTGAACATCCTTGTAATGGTCCAGGTCCATAACCAGAGGCTCTATAACCTCCAGCTCCAGCGCCTTGAAATAATTTACCTGCTCCTCCGCCACCTACTACTAAATAATTTAATGTAACTGATTCAATAACAGATCCATCTGGCCATGATCCACTTTTAACAGCATCAAATTGTTGCTTCATTGGCCAAACACCTTTATTATTATTTAATTCTTTTACAATAGCAACACCAGATCCACCGGCATATCCAGGTGAACAAGCATATTTTGCGCCACCACCGCCTCCGGTATTAGCACATCCAGCAGCTCCTGCTGCAACAGGATCTTGTCTTGCACCTGCTCCTCCTCCGCCTGATCCACCGGCACCTTTTGTATTTTGATAAATAGCTCCACCACCGCCACCACCTCTAGTGACAGGTGATCCTGTAATTGAACTTGCTAAACCTGCTCCACCTGCTCCTGCAGAAGCTGTTCCTGATCCATTAGCGCCAACAGCTCCGGCTCCTCCGCCGCCTCCGCCGCCGTTTGATCCACCAGCTGCACTAGCATTTCCACCATTATTTCCTTGAAGTGCGGTTCCGCATCCAACACCACCAGGATAACTTCCACCTCCACCGGCTCCGCCAGATCCTCCAGCTGTAGCATTATTACCAGAAGATCCACCACCGCCACCTCCTCCAGAGGCTGTAATAGTCGTCATTCCAGTTCCTGCAATAGAAGAATTAGTTCCAATAGCTCCAGCTGCACAAGTTGAAGTTTGTGCCGCAGCACCACCACCAACTTGAACGTTAAGAGTTGTGTTTTCTTTTGTTGATACAGATTTTAAAGTAGTTGTTGCACCACCACCAGAATTTTCTCCAGCAACAGAGTTTAAATATCCACCGGATCCGCCACCGCCAGATCCTCCAGCTAAACCACCAGCTCCTCCACCAGCGATAACAAGATAATCCATTAATCTTGTTCCACTTCCAAGAGGTGCACTAGTGTTAGTAGCGGTGTAAGCCGTAGTTTTATCTTTTCCAAATGAAGCGCAGTTAGCTACTCCAATTATATTTCCTTGACGTTTATCTGTTTTGATTATACCGGCCATGGGTTATCCCCCCGTGGCATCCCAAGAGGATGTCTCAGTATTCCATTGAAATTGAACGTCACTTTTATAACCTATCCATTCTTGATTTGCTTCGCTCCATTCTATTCTATAAGCGTAATCTACTCCATCAATTTCTACTGATGTAATAGATGGATAAGCAACTGGTGATTCCCACACCCATTCAGTTGTATTTAATGTCCAAGATGCATATGGTTGTTGTCCATGAAACACATCATTAACAAGATCATATACTGAACCTCTTCCAGCGTATCTTTTTCTAAAATTGTGGTTGTAAGAAGTTTGTTTCCAGATACCACCATTAAAAATTTTTTTACAATGAAACTCTCCATCTTCATGCATGTCATTTTGACCTAAAGTAGTTATACCTGCAGGAACATCATTTCCTACAACAACAACTCTTTTGACAATGTACTTGTCTTCAGTTGTAAAACCTGTTGGATCAGTTTTTAATTCTATCTCAGCGAAATGTGCCATAGATTATTACCTTCCTATGCGTCGTTTAATATTTCGTAGTTTACAGTAATAACAGCGTCACCAGCTGCACTCGCACCTGCTTCAAGATTGTCGCCTTCTTCTAAATACAAGGCTGAATTTTTATCAATTAATATTAAAGTAGAATCTGCAGGTACAGCGATTGTACTTGCTATATTTAAAGGTGATCCACCACTTTTTGTAATTGCTGCTGATATATCTACTGCTGATGATCCATCAATGTTAGCTATTATAATACTATTTACTTTTACAAGTGTATCTGATGCTGCTGCTAAAATCTCTGTAGTAAGAGTAGTTGTTAAAGCCGCTTGTACTGATTCACCTGTGATCGATGTTACATTTACTAGATTCGGGTTTGCCATAATTTATTTTCTCCTGTTATTCTTTTATCCGAAAACCAATGCCATTGCAATAGCTTTTCCGACTGTTGATGCTGTATTACCATTAATTTGAACTTGACCCGTTCCTTTTGGAACTAGATTAAGACTTACATTAGTTTCCCCAGAAGCCGTAAGACTTGGGGCATTTCCCGATGCCGCGTTTGCTAGTGTAATTTCATTAACTGCTGAACCTGTAGCTGTTAATAGTAATAACTCAGCTCCGTTGGTATCTAAAATAGATGTTCCAATTTTAGGTGCTGTTAAAGTTTTGTTTGTTAAAGTTTGAGTGCCTGTTTCTGTTACTGTACCTGCTGGAGATAACGCTGCTTCATAAACACCTGTGTTTGTTGCAACACCATCAAAATAAATAACCTTCCAACCTTTATCACCTGTTGCCCAAGTGACCGTGGCCCCACTACCTGAAGCTGCTTTTAATTGAACTGTGTAAGCACCCGAGGTACTGTTTTTAATTATGTAAAAATTTTCTGTTAGAACAGGCATCGTTACAATTTTATTTCCTGTAATCGCTTGAGGTGAAACTGCACCTAAAATAATAACTCTACTTGCAACCGTTGCATTTAATGCTCCATCTGCTTTAGCTAAAGTTGTTGTGTTAGCTCCAGTCCCTAAAGCATTTAAAGTTTGGATAGCATAACCACCCGAAATTTGTTCTATAAGATTTAAGTTTGTATTTGTTTTGGCTCCCCAAGTACCGGCATTTTCGCCAGTTACCATTAACTCTACGCCGAGATCTG